TATTTATAATATTTCTGAATAATACTATATCACCAGTATAAGATAAACTTATATCTCTAGATAACTCATCATCTATTTCTATAATATCTCCAACCATTATATTCTTAATGTTTATAAAATCTAAACTAGTTATTATCCCTATACTCATGGCTTTAAATTCATCTATAGTCATTTTGTCTGTTGTTGTTCTTAATAATATTTCCATTTTATTTTTTATTTTTTTGGTATTGAATACGTATCGTTTAATTTTAAATTTTTTATTTCAATATCCTTCCACCAACCAGCCACAAAATCATCGAATTTCTCATCGAACGGGGTAACGATATTGTTAAATTTTACATAAAATTCATTTTCTGAATAAGCAATATAATTAATTATATCATTTATGATTAGTAAAGTATCATTTAAAACATCTTTATAATTTGTTTTATCAGCATCAATAATATCCATACACCATAATCTATATTTATAACTTATAGTCTGCTCAGTACTAGGAAATGGTAAATATTCTAGTACAATATAAGGCATTTTTATATCGTTAAATGATAAATTATAAGGTTTCCCAAAATAAAAATGATTAGCACCAAGTTGTTTATGGTAAATAACTAAATTTTCTATGTATTCTACTATTGTTTTATAAGTCTTCATAATTATATATATAAATTTTATGTAAAATTATTATATGATAACCCAGCTCCTGAATTATATAAAGCATCAACATCGTCCTGATCTAAAACTCTATTCCATATTCCCATTTCATCTAATTCTCCATTATGAACCCATTTATCAGCATAATGCTGACCTATCTTTCTAAATGTACCGCCAGCTGTCGGATAATAATTAATTGTTTTCTCACCTCCACTAACACCATTAATATATATTGTTGACTTACTTGAGGATCCATTCTTTTCAAAAGTTAAAACATAATGAGCCCACTCACCAATAGTAATACTTCTCGTATCAATATTTAAAAAAACCCTTCCATCATCAAAACTAATCTTCCCAGCACTATTTACAACTATATCTAATTCAGTAACACCCAGTTTTATATAATTAAAGATTGTATTATAATTTTTAAAGCCATTTATATTCATCCAAAATGACCAACTTACATTATTATCAAGCACTCCTGATTCAAAATCTTCATCAAGAACAATATAATTTGTATTAGAGCCATTAAAAGAATAACTTGTATTTATTTTTCCTTCAGCACTATACTCAATAGCATTTGGTACACCATCTCTTGTTCCGTTCTTGTCTAATAAATTTCCACTTTCTTCATCAAAATCATAATAACTAACTAAATCTGTTAATAATATATTAGTAGCAATTGTCGGCGTAGTCTGAACCGGTATTTCATATAAGTTATTATTCCCAAACGCTTTAAACTCTATATCGATATATACTCCCCCTACAAAATCATCATATTTTTCACTAAAAACATTATAATTATTTAATTTTTTAAAGAAAAAACTCTCATCATTATAGCTTAAACTATTTATTATATCCGTAGCAATTAAAGTACAGTCATTAACTATATCTAATTCATTATCTAAACTCTCGTCTTCAATATCCATAACAATTAATCTATATTTATAATTAATTGTTTGTTCAGTAATTGAGTAAGGTAACGGTTGGAGTATTATATAAGGCATCTTAATATCATTTACTGTAAGGTTATAAGGCTCTCCAAAATAAAAATGATCAGCACCAAGTTGTTTATGGTTAATGATTAAATTTTTAATATATTTTATTATCGGTTTTTGAGTATGGTATTTTATTATCTGTTCTGTCATATTAATTAATTAGTTTGTCCATAAGTCCATTTACATTCATAGTATATATATTCAATACCTACTCCATCATTATATAATAACGTTGCTTCTGTAGATGTTAAAACCCTTCCCCATATTCCAAGATCATCTATAACACCTTTAAACGACCCTATCCAAAATCTATTGAAATAAGTCATCCCCTTATAATAAGGATCTTTATTACTATCTAAAATCTCTTCTTCTTCTCCATTTAAATATAATTTCATTCCATCTAATGATTGGCTTCCATCATATGTATATAATACATAATACCATTCATTTAATTCTAATTCTGTTGTACCGCTGATAAACATTCGTATATTTTCATTATCACCAAAATGAGTAAATTGTAGTTTTTTATCTTTATTAATTTTAAACTCAAAATTATTATAAGAGCCTTGCGTTGTTTCATCACGCTGATGAATAATATAATTATCATCATCTTCTTCTACTTTTATCCAAGCCCCAATAGATAAAGGCTCATCTATTGTTTCTGTTTTATTCTCATATTTTAAAGCATTATTAAAATAAGCACAGTCTCCACTAGTAGCTAAATAATTATTTGCTATCATAAAATTTTCTAATTTTCCATTTAAAGGGTACGCTGTAATATCCCCAATATAACCAACCCCATCGTTATATTGATCACTAAAATCAACACCACTTACATCAGTTTCTGCATCTAGAACACCATCTAGATAAATGCGCATTTTTTTTTCACTAGCGGTATAAGTAATAATAACATTATACCATTGATCTACTACTGTATCATTTGTTAAATATAATCTGTATACTGATCTACTAATCCCATCACTTACTAAAACCTGGTAATAATTTATTCTATTATTTATCCATATACCGTTCTGAGTACTAGATCCCGCTCCATAATAATATATTGTCTGTCTAGCACTTAATGCATCATATTTAATATTAAACATCATTGTCCAGTCCCTTTCATAAAGCATCTGGTCTCTTTCATAAGCTGGTGAGTATCCAGTATATAAATAAAGTTTTCTATCCGTATCAAAAGATAAAGTATCACCTGATATAATAGGCTTTAACGATTCAACATTGCTTGTATATATTTGTATTTCAGTTTCATAATTATTTTTCCACTCGTTTAAATAATAATCATCAACAGAATAATAAGTATTTCGTAAAAAGAACTTAAAGTTTTTAATTCTTTCATCTATAAAATCTATATCGCTATTTACTTTTATAGGGTTAATTATATTTCCACTATACGTCGTACCTGTTCCATTATTATATATCTTCCTACACTCTATTAATGGTAAGTCCTGGTTATATATATTAAACTCATCTAAATCACCAGTCCATGGTAGGTATATACCACCTTCATTGTTCATTGCCCCTATAAAAGTATTCCCTATTTCATTAGTGAAATAGTCTTTATCTATATTAAAGTTACTTCCTCTATAAATAACGGCTGTATCTAAAACTTCACCGTTTACATAAACGTCATTTCTTAAATCATTTGATTTTATTGTAAAAAAATTCCATGTATCATTATTTATAATTATCTGCCCTCTATAATCAGTATCAATTCCATTTAAAACTGCTCTAAATTGGGGGATTCCATTAACATTTCTATACAAGAATCTATCACCATCCGCTAATTGTGTACCTAACATAACACTATTTGAGGTCGAATATTCTTTAGCCCAAAAGTTTATTGTGAAATCTCCTCTTAAAGTTTCACCTAAATTCGTTGTACCGCTTTCTATTTCTAAACAATTACCTATAGTTTCATCAAAATGAATAGCCTTTCCTACTTTTCCTGTTAAGTATGTAGGGGTTGTTGGAACACCACTATCGAACCAACTCGTTGTATATTTTCCTCTTATATCATTTATATTATCTTCAAAATCAAAATATAAATCCGATGAGTTTCCAGATAAAGTTAATCCACTACTGAAAAATCCTTCAGTATAATGACCATTAGTAGTACCGCTATTAGTACCTTTACTATCATTAGCATTCCCATTAAATTGATATAAAGATGTTAATCCAGTTAAGTAATTTTGGGGTTGAGTACAATCTTTTATCCAACCATATAAAGGAATAACGATAATATTAATTATATCATCTATACCGTCTATCCTATTTGTTTGTATCTCAAAATCAGTATAGTACCCTGCACAAAAATCATCGAACTTTTCATTAAACGGAGTTATAGTATTGTTAATAATAAAAAAGTAATCAGTATTAGTATATTTTAAATAATTAATTAAATCGTTTAATATTAAGCTTGTATCATTTAAAACATCTTCATAATTAGATAAATCTTCATCAACTATATCCATTAAATGAATCCTAAATTTAAATATATTTGTTTGTTCGGTTGTATTTATAGGTATAGGCTCAATAAAAACATGAGGGTATACGCAATCTAATCCAACATTATTCATTGGACTTCCAAAATCTAAATTATTTAAGCCAAGTTGTTTATGCTTTTTAATAGAATTTTCTACTTTATCGACTATTTGAATATACGTCATTAAAAACTAATTACTTTTTGTATAATATTTATTGCCGCTAATGCTATAATTGCATCAAAAACACAAAAAAACGTTAATGGTATTATAAAACTAACACATAATCCTATCCAAAATGATGAACATGTAGGGCAATTAACTAATTTTGATAGCCATTTATTGGTCACTTTCTCCCTTAACCTATTAAATATATAACTCTCAGTAATTATATATGTTAAACCATAAACTAATAATATAAATAAACATAAATTAATCATTCGATAACCATTTATTTCTACAGTTTCTTAAATTTTTATAAGAGTTTGATGATAAATCTAAGCCTGTTGTGTATAAAGTATCCATATTCGGATCGATTTCATCTCCTCCGCTCTCAGTATTATACTCACTATATAAAGATGCACCATCTTCATTTAAATGATTAATTAATCTTTGAGAATAAAATTCTGCATCTTGACTAACACTCTCTTTTAAAAAATTAAACGCTGCAAAATCTATAGGGGTTGTATTATCACTAGACTTAATCCCAATATTTTTATTATTAAATTTATATAATAGTCTTGTAATGCTTCTTTTTATAGTATAATATAATACAACCTTTACGCAATAATCATCAACTAATGATAAATAATCCCCTGTTAAAGTATCCCCGCTTGCTTTTTCTAATATACTATTATATAATTTTGAGCCGAGTATTGATTGTAATTCTATATCCTGTGACTCTATTATACCAAGATCTAATAAATCATTATCTATATTATCATTCATATAAGTTGTATATACCTTAACAAAATCTGGACTAATTAAATATACTAAATTCATTTCTTTTTTATTTTTTTTTATATTCTTTGAGAATCTTGCTCAACTTTCTCGACAGTCTCAACGACCTCTTCTTCATTATCTTCAATAATAATTGGTTTCAAACCATTAATCCTTAATAAGTCATTTATAGTATTTAATATATACGCTCTCTTTGGTAATATTCTATACTTATAAAATAAATCTTTTGCTATAGCTAATTCATTTGATCCACCCAATTGACCAGGTGTAGTTATCCCTACTAATAACGGTGATGTAATTCCATGCCCTGTTAGTATTCTACTTCTAACATCATTTGATAATGTTAAGAACATACTATCAAGCCCATCATTAGGTATAACTTCTATAATAGGAGCACTCTCTTTATTTCTTGAATATACTATCATTGTTCTTCCTGCGTTTCCTGCTCCTGATTGTTTAGCTTCTAATTGCTCTCTAATCTCTTGCATCTTTTCCTCATCAGGCATTTCAGCAATAAATGTAATAACTTTTCCTGCTTGAAAATTATTATCTATATTAGCATTATGAGCGTCTAATATTTTTATATCTAATTTAATAGCATCTATTGCAGCTACATAATCTGGATAAGTATAATACGACATACCAGCTTGATAACTTGGTATACTAACCAATAACTCACTAGCATCTTTTGATGTTTTAAAGGCTGGAATTTCTATTGGTATATACTCTGATTGTCTATATCTTGTCCAATCTTCACTATAAAAGTAAGTATCAATAAAACCTTTTTCGTTTTTCGGAGAATATAAAACTCTTGACGCATCAGTATGATATAGATTTACAATTTTTTCGTGAGCTTTATCCCATAAAACATTTATACAAAAGGACCCAAAAGTCTCTAAGTCCCAAGCCCACTTATATATCATTTGTTCTAAGCTCTCATAAGGATTAATCTTCTCTATGAAAAGCTTTGTTTGTAAATCATCAGGAGTTATAATGACCTCACCCGCAATCATCTTTGCTTTTGTTGATATAATAGATCCATGTAATTCTGAATTTTGTACATTATAAATTAACTCTCTAGCAAATTCGTTCGTATAAGAACCATAAGGTATCCAATGCTTTCCTCTAACCTTTTTAAATTCAGGTAAGGGAATATACTCGTTTTGTAAAGTATTTAAAACTGATAAATGTACTCTATTGTTTTCTTTATTTTCCATTATTTATAATATATTTTTTTTGATATAGTATTATCTTTATATACTTTATCTTCAACTCTTGTATTAACTCTACATTTTCCTCTCTCTATAATTGTTAAGTTTGTAATACCTGATGCTGATAAATCACTAAGAATAATATCCCCCTCTTTCTCATAAACTTTATAGTCCCATAAACCTGGTATATCTATATCAAAAGTACCACCAGTTAAATCAGTACTACCTGAATTAATTATCCAGTTATATTGATTATATCTATTAGTATATAATGAGGTATCAGTTGCTGAAAAGTATAATTTTTCTCCAGTATTCTCTAATAAAAAGATAGGGGAATAACCTGAGTTAGTAAAACTTTCGGTTAATGTTAATATAACATCGTTTTCTCCTTTATTTAAATTAATCATTTGATTTTGTATTTATTGTATATATAAAAATCATGGTTTTTTATTATAAGAAATGATGAAAATATAGGGTTAAAGTATATATAAACAAGAAAAAACCTCGTATTTTCTTAAAAAAATCGAGGTTTTTATAAATAATTTATTTGATAGTTACTTATGCTACGTCTATATAAGAACTAAAAGTAGATTTTGAAATAATTAATGGTGCAAAATCTGGCTCTTTTCCTGTTAAAGTAATATCATAACCATTAGGATCTTCTCCAGCTGCTCCTGATGTAGTATTTAAAACACTTGGTCTTAAACCTTTTTGAGCACCTACTAAATAATATTCACCTTGCCAATCCTCTATTATTGCTACTGTGCGTACTGTTGCAAAATATTTCATTTCGTTTCTTTTATCAGCATCTTGCTTTGCGAATTTCATTAATAATTCTTGTATAATAACTGTAGTCCCTGCTGTATCGTCTATGGTTGCTGTTTGGTTATGGTATGCTGCTTGGTCATTACTATTATATTTATACATAGTTATACCTGTTACAAAAGCACTAGTCATTCCTGTGATAACACCATCGCTATCTATATCTAATGAATCATAATCTATATTTGATAGCTCCGTAATCCATACTGATTTTAAACCTCCATAACTATTGTTTCCAGAACCTTGTAAAATTCCTGTATTTGTTAAACTAGCCATTTTATTTTTTAATTTTTTTTAGAAATAAAGGGAGTTTTAATTCCCTTTATTTTATTTTATTTTTTTATTATGCTGTTGCAAAATTAGTAGTTACATACTCAGGTCTTGCTGCACATACACCTGCAAGAAAATCTACTATTAAGTAAAAGTTTAAATCTACTCCTGCACCTTGTCTAATCTGTACTGATGTACCATCAGATGTATTAGCTACTGCTGTATAAATATTATCTTCTGTAGTAATAACTATATGAGCTGTACCTGCTAAACCATCAACACCTTTTATTGTAAGATTAGAGTAATACGGATGCTTAGATTCGTAATTAGCTGTTTCTTTTACAAATAATGGATTAGATGTAAGGTTAGTTGAACATGCTCTTATGAAAAGATTGTAATTAGCAACGCTCATATAAGCTGTTAAATCCTCACCAAGTATATCACTTGATGTACCAGCCATCATTTCGTCTAAGATTGTTAATACTGTATCAACAGTTACACCTGATGCGGCTGTTGCAGTTGTAATATCAGCACAAGATTGTCCTGATAAAACCTTGATTAAGCCATCATAAATATTTAAATTTACTGTTGCTCCACCATCGACTGACTGCCAGATAGCCTTCTCTTGTAACTTAGCAATTTTCGCTAATTCAGAATCAATTATTATCTGTTCGAAAGGTATACCATCAGTACCAGAAATAGATTCAGTTACGAATTGTGACTGCCAGTAATTTAAAAAGTCTTTTGTGCAATATGACTTAGTAATATTAACTGGTACTGCTGTTAATGTTTGTTGTGTAAATACTGTTGCACCTGATGTTGATAATGTACATGATCCACCATCTTGCATCCATGTTGTTTGATCTAATACATTTAATTTATTTGCACCTGTATTTGTTAAATATTTCTTGAACGCGTTTAAAGATTTTGTCTCGAACATTTTTTCAAGAATAAGGTCGCTGTTTAATTCATTAGTATAAGTTGATAATGAACTAAGGGTAAAACCAAAGTTAAATTTTGTACTCATTTTTTTATAATTTTTTTTTTATTTTTGAGAATTGTAAAAATCGCCCAATCTTGAGAAGGTTGATTTTTTATCCTCATCTATTTTAATTTTATTTAATTTTTGAACTGGAACTCCATTTGTTTCGTTTTTAAAATCTTCGATTTCTTTAACTATAAAAGCTTCTAAGTCCTCTTTTGTTTTTGATAAATTCCCTATAGTCTCATCGTCTTTAACGAATTTTTCATTTAATTTAGTAAGTAAGTCTGAAATATTATTTTGTAATTCATTAACTCTATTACGCAATGTTGTAAATTGTAAGTCAGTTTCTTCTTGTAATGATAACACTTTTTCTTCTTCAGTCTCTGCTTTTTCAACTGAAAATTCTTCTTCAGGTACAGCTTCAGCTTCTGATTCAGCATCTGGTTGAACTTCTTCTTCTTTAATTTCCGATATAATACCATTTTCGATTGTTATCATTTTACCCTCAATAGTATATTCACCATCAGGGATAATCATTTTATCTTCTTCAACAACAATATAAATAACCTCTCCTACTATTAATTCAGTATACTCTATAACTGAGCCATCATCTAAGGTTGAGGTTTCTAATTTTTCTGCTGAAAATAATGCTTTAATTAATTTATCTATTCTATTCATATTCATGTTGATTTTTTTTTCTATTCAGTTGTATATATAAAAAGTATATAATTTTATCAAGAATCCTATAATAAAACTTTAAACTCTTTGGTATCATTGAATATATTTTTTTATATTATGTTATTGGAAAATAAAATCTTTCTTATAATCTCCTCTTTTTCTTTATTAGTTTTATCAGTCATTAATATTTCCTTAATAGAATCTTCACGATTTAGCATCTTAGAATTATTTATCATTCTCTCAGTCATCCAAGCTTCAACTGAAAATCCTTTTAATTCTCCATTTTTAATTCTTTCCCATACCTTTTCATTATCTATTTTCATTCTAACCATCCACGTTCCTATTGGTACATTAAACCCAAGTAATTTTGATTTGTCATTTTCAGTATCCTCCACTATCCAACTCTCAACTACATAAACATCATTAACTCTTTGTTGATGATCAGTTGTAGAATTCGATAACCTTTGTTGTCGCATATAATCAAAAGCTAATAATCTTATAGTTTTCTCACTGAAAAAAACATAATACTCTTCTCCACTTGACTGATCATATCTATAAATTAATTTCTTTAAAAGGGCTGGTCCAACAATTTCCTTCTTCTCATCATCTACTTTTGATAGAGTATAGGAGGTTGATTGTTTTCCGAATTTCTTAAAGTCCGACTCTGTTGCTGGATAATCAACTAAGCTGATAGCATCAATAAAATCTTGATCTAAATCTTTTATTTCTAATTCTATAATTTTCATTTTTTAATATTTTTTTTTATAATTGACTGTTACTTTGTACTACACTAATCGCTTTTTGAGTAGATGATATATCAACGGCTGAGACTTGTACTGGTATTGATCTAATTGCTCCAATAATTTCATCTCTTAATCCACCATAACCATTATTTAAAGAACCTGATTGTCCAGCTATTCCACCCTCAGCAAATCTAACACCACCTCCAGCATAATTCATTTCTGATAATTCATTCCTAAACATTCTTGTTGACCTTGCATTAATAACCGACTCTCCATTTGATAATCTTGCTGATATACTATCACTCCTATCACTACCTGGTCCTTCAACTAATCCACCATCGGCGAATTGTGATATACTTGATCTTATATTATTAGCGGCGGAAATTATTGCTGGCACTACTGTTGTTGCTACTGCAATAGGTCCTGCAATTGGTCCAAGAGATGCAATTGCTTTTCCTATAGCTAATGCTCCATTAATTGTATTTTCTATCAATGACTGTTCAGCTTCTTGTCTTGCGAATTTTCTTCTAATCTGTTCTTGTTTTTTACTATTACCCTCTGCCATCTTTAAATCTTCAGTCATCTGTGCACGTCTAAAATTCGACATAGTACCAAAAGATAGATTACTTGCTAACTCAGCTCGATTAAATTCCTCGATTCTTGCATCTGTTTCCTCCTTTTGTTGGATAATTTTATACTCTGCTTCAGCTTTCGCTTCTTCTTTTACTCTCTCTGCTTCAGCTTCTTTAGCTGCTCTTTCTTTATCTAGTTTTTCTTTTTCAGCTTCTGCTTCATTATTTCTATATTCAGCATTAATCTCCTCTTTTGCTATATTAACATTTCTTTGATTTTCTTTTATTAATTCTTGTTTCAACTCATTATCAATCTCCATTTGGGCGATTTCATTTTCAAAATCTACTCTCTCCTTCTCTATTTGGGCAACCGCTCTTTGTTCTTCATTAGTAATATTATCTATTTTTAATTGAGATAGAGTATCCTCTGCTGATAGTCTCTCTTTTAGCTGTTTCTGTTCTAATGCACTTAGTTGAGATATAGATCTAATTCTTGTTGCTTGGTACTTTGCTTCAGCTTTTGCTATATCAGCTCTAGCATTTAGAATAGCTGCATCATCTTCTTCAGTATTTTTTGCTATTTGTGAGTTTAATATTAATATATTTAACTGCTCTTTTTTATATGTTATTTGTTTTTGTAATGTGCTTTGCTCTAATTCATCAGCCTTTTTTAAAGCATTTATTCTCTCTTGATAGGATAAATTAAGATCTTTTGAAATAGCTCTCTGTTCATTGATAGTCTTTAAGTTTCTTGATTGTTCTAGATTTAAATTAGCGGCTGCTACAACCTGTTTTCTTTGTCTATCATAAACATCTTCACCTAGTTTTTTTATTCTTTGTAATTCCCTTGCTTGTTCTTTAAACGCTTCATTATTAGTATCTATACCTGTGTGTGCTTTTAACAGGCTGTTTCCAAATCCTTCCATTGCTTTTGTAGCTTCTTCAGTATTACCTTGCCATTTAGCTTTTATCCAACCACCTATTTTACTAACAGATTCTCCAAACCCCTCTACTCTATTTATCAGATTCTGCTTCACCGCCTTACCATAATCTTTAACGTTATCTCCTAAAGTTTTCCATAACCCTTGCTCTTTAACTTTATCAGTCCAAGCCGTAAATCCACTAACTAATTTATCTACAGTATTTGATACAACAGCATTTAATCCAGCCATATTCTTTCCTACAAAATTAGCAACGGTTGCATTATTCATAAGAGTATCCTTCATCTTTCCTAATAACCCAACTGCTAATCCAATTGCTCCAAGTACAGCACCACCTTTCATTATATTTCCAAAACCTGATGCCTCTTTTTTTGAACCTTTTAAATTTCCTTTTATTTTACTTGTTGATTTTTTAACTTTATTTACTGACTTTTCAGCACCTGAACTATCAACATTTATTTTAATATTAACTTCTTCAGCCATTATTATTTATAATTTTTTTGAACTTCTTTGATGGTTTCCTTTATTATATCACTACTAAAGTATATAATTTTTAAATTATCAAATCCGAATTTTATTATATCATTTATGATTTTTATCTTCTCCATATATGTATATATAAAAAACTATATTTATTTTTTTATATGAAAAAAGCCTGGTTAATTTTAACCAGGCTTTCTATTTTTATTTATTAATATTCGATAACATCTCTAACCTCTTAGTTAATTCATCGTTCATCCCCTCTATATAAATTTCTCTATGGTCATAATTACTTGGGCGTATAACTTTAAAATTGTTCTTTCTTGCGAATTTTTGTATAGATCTTAATTTTAAATAAAATCTAATTCTCATAATTAATGTTTTCATTTTATTTGATTGTTTTTTGTATAAGTATATATATAATTAAAAAACCCGAAAAATGATTTTTCGGGTTTTTTTAAAACAAAAACAAAACAAAAAGTATATTATAAATCTAAATTAGTCATCGATAGCCACTTAATATTGTAATGATGAGAATATTTCTTTAATTGACCAGTTTTAATTTTATTCATTTTATTGTATCCTTTTACTAATCCTCTCTTATAAATCTCAGTATAATATGCAACAGCATTTGTATATACTTTCTCATTAAAATTTTGCCAACCTGCCCATAAATCAAGCACTCCGAACATATAACAATCATACAACATATCTGTATCATTATACCTATGTTGTATTTTTGTTATTACCCTTTTCGATAGTAATAAAAACATTCTCTCTAATTCGCTGTCTATATAACCTTTACCCTTCGATAATATAACATGATATAAAAGGTGGTCATTATTTATATAATTAACTTTATCCATATAAGTATATATTAAATTTTATGGTCCAAAGTTTATATTTATTTAAAAAATAGTTTAACGCTTAATATAATAGGTTATTAGGACTCTCTAATATTTAGTATATATAAACATTGATTTGTAGCCAATGTAAAGTTTACTTTACATTGATCTTATAATATTTTTTTTAATTTTTTATTCCAAAAATTTTGTGTATATTTATAATAGTTAATAATTAATTAAATTAGTTTATTCAGTAGGTTAAAATTTTATTATTAGGTATACGTATTTGTTTTAAGCCATTATATGAAAAGATATATAATAATCTATTACTTTAATATAAAATAGTTAAAAAGAGTATACGTAATTTATTTTCACTTTATTAAATCTATTTGTTTAAATGAAAAATTTCCAAAAATCTTTTTTAAGAATGTGTTTATATCTTAATTTTTCATC